GGGCTTTTCCGGGTACGCATATTGTAAGATTTCCCGTTATGAAATTGTAGGCGCCGCACACACTGTGTGTAGGTCTTCAGGGGGTTGGTGCACGACGCACCATCCCCACACCCCACCCAGACCCCGTACTCATACAGAACCACTTCAGCGTCATCCAGTGAAAGTGTGCACACTCTCTTCCATGTCATCAAACTTCGCGCAATCGGATTGCGGAAGCGTCACAGGAGAGTCCACAGCACCGATTTGGACATCGATCGTTAAACGACTCTAAGGTATCTGCATGTTTCGGGCTATGCCCCAGCACACTAGACACAGGAGGTCGGTGACCACTCGAAATTCAGCCCATCGAGTGAATCACCACCAAATGAAAGTGTGAACGACTGGGAAACCCTACCGGCTAACCTACTGTTGATCTAACAGTGGGCGTTTTCAAACAGATCGCGAGAAACAACAACAAAAAGAAAAACCAAAGACGTCGCAACAACCGGCGCAATCCCGGGAGTAACAGACGAGCGCAGCGCTCGAATGCAGCTCCCAAAAAGTCCATCGGCCAAAGAGTTGGCGGTGGCATCGGTTCATTCCTTGGTGGGGTGGCCGAGAGAGGCCTCCGGACACTATTCGGCTCGGGGTCTTACGAGGAGTCCCGCCAAGGGGACCTTCCAGAGGAGGAGCACGTACCCGTGCAAGGAGAACCGGCCGCCAACACTTTGATGCGGCCAGTCACTTCGCAACAGGTACCTGCAATGCACACCGATTCAGAGGGATTGGTGCGTATCCAGAAGCGGGAGTTCATCGGGGACCTCCAAACCGCTCAAAATGGGGCACCGATCTTCTATCGTGTCTCACTCCAACCAGGGGACGTTCCTGGCAGTGGTGTCACCCCAATGGCACCATGGCTCGAGACGATCGCCAAGCATTGGCAGAAGTACGCCTTCATGGGGCTTGCTTTTGAGTACATCCCCACCTCTTCAACCTTCTCCACAGCCGGATCTCCGGCCCTTGGCTCCGTGTCAATGGGGATTAGTTACGGAGGAGCCGATGTGAACAACCCCTCTCGAGGCATCACCTCAAAGCTCTCCCTCCTCAATCTCGAGGGAGCGGTCAGCGGATCACCCGCCTCGTCACTTCTGACGGCGGCGGAGTGTGCACCCGATGAGACCGTGATTCCGATCAAGTTTGTGCGTGACCTCAACAACTCCAACGGTAGCAGCAGGTTTTACGACCTCGGAATGCTGCACCTCCTTATTACCGGCACACCTGTCGGCGACCCAGGCCAAGACACACCACCGTATGTCTGTGGCGAACTATGGTGCACCTACGACGTCGTGCTCATGGCTACCAAACTACCTGTCTCCAACGGGTACAAACCGCCTGCGCTCTTCCTTCCGGAGGAGTTCAAGCAGGTCTACCGAAAGCTCCACCCCCTTGTGGAGGGATTCCCACTGATCGGTCGCTCTTCGCAGGAGTGGCTGGAGGTCGACTTGGCCAACGCCGAGGCCCTCGCAGTCCTTGACACGCCATCAGCGAAGATGGCGTGGACTCGGGCCGTGTACGAATCTGAAGCGTCTAACTCCGAATCTTGTCATATGCCTGACAAGGACAGAGACACCCCTCGTCTTATGCACTTGCCCACTGTAGGTGCCTGCCCCCCTGATGAGGGCCATTTTGTGGTGACCCCCCCCGGGCTCCACACCCTGCGCCGTTGAGACGGTGCTTTCTCCCTCCCACCATGTGCGCTGGGGGGTGAGTGTGAGTCGACCATCGTGCCAATGGTCGGACTCCCCACACACGAGTTATAGCCTCACGTGAGGCGCGAGTGGAATCTCGCGGAAACTTATCTTCAATCTATAATGACCACACCCTGAGCTGGAGACCTCATGAACCTCCAGCTCAAAGGGTGATTTTAGAGTGGCTAGTCACACCTCCTAAAGAACGTGCACTCCTTTGGCTACGGCCGGCTTATTATCATGATTAGTTATAAGGAAAAAACTCTTGCTCCTGAAATGGACAAGCAGGAAGTTGGTGGCCCCGGACCTCTGGATTCTGTTCAGAGGCGTACACCCCAGGCGACAGGCAGTCGTAATGCTCGTGGTTGGCAAACCCAAGACAAATGCCAAAGACCCTCACCGACAGGGCCAGGTAAAGAAGACCTGACACCGTGCGAAATTGGAGACATCGAAGATCTCCCGGAACAACTCCTCTCATTCCGCGCAATAAAAGAGAGAGACTGGAAACAAAAACGAACCCGCGACTCGAAGCAACTTGCTCGTCGTAAGTTCGCACACCGGCGGAACGCAAGCGCAAGGCACAAGCAACCGCGGACCGCAAGGGGCAAGCAACCCCGACAGCGTTTCAAGCCGACGCCCTTGGTGGTCAACGACACCGAGAAAGAGGCCAAAATCCTAGTACAAGCTCGTCGTCCCAGATACGAATTCGATGCGACGCTAGGTTATCCAGGGGAAGGCCCTGGCAGCAAACCGAAGAGTAAGATCCCAACCTTAAGAAGAAAGGTGCCCGCACCAAAGGTCAAGATCCCAAGCCTCCTCCGGGTTAATGCTGCAGCCTGCGCTCTCTGGAAAAGTTGCGCCTCTGTCTCCCATTATCACAAACGGGTAAGGGAACCCAAGAGCGGAGGGAATCGTGGTTTCACTGAACGTGAAGCACGACGCCAAGCCCAAGAAGGCAACCTCCGTGTCTCAACCCTTCCCGATCCCGTCTTTTGCCTCCTCGACGTCGCCACCTGCGAGCGAGAGCATTACCACAACCTCGCCAAAAGCAACCCGGACTTCAAACCAGGCCACGCCGAAGCTCTCATCGACAAGATGATCGGCGATAAAGAAGCCAAGCGTAAGAAGGATGAGGCCATTGCCAACCGCAGTCTGCAGCAACGTCTCGAGGACGGAGCCGCACGTCTAGACAAGGACGCTGCTACTATGGCGCTTATGGGCATAGATGTGAAAGACATTGAAAGCTGCTTGCTGGAAGAAGAGCACACAACTGGAATCGAACTCCAACCACTCCCCGACCTCGCGGAAGGTGAACACGACTGTAACTTAACAGAAAAACATGTACCGGGTAACTCCGAGGCAGTCGTTATCGCTGGACAAGAGGAAGAAGGGGTGGTCGTAGTCCAACCACCAGAGGAGGAGGAAGTCGACGAAGAAGACGAGGAAGGTACCGAAGCACACAGCCCCGGTAGTGACGATGAGCTACCATGGCAACGGTTCGGAGCCCTGCCCAAAGGCCCTGACCCTTGGGGTGAACTCCAGTCCGGTTGGGACGGAGAGCGGAATAAACTCCAAAGCCAACTTCTTCGGGATCAGCAAGTCATCAACGACAAACTCCCACCTGCACAGCAGTTGCAACCCGCGCCAGTACCCAGGCGTGGAGACGAGATCGTGGTTCAACCAGAACCGCGAGCCGCACCAGAGCTTGAACCACTTCTGGCTGCGAATCCACCGGTTCCGGAGCCTCCCCCACGAGAGCCCCGTCATAGAGTCCCCATCCACCCGATGTTCGGGCGTTTCCTCGGCCGAGCTCGGCGACGCGCCGCCCGTCCACCACGGCCGCCGCCACTGCGAGTGGCCCCTGTGGACCCGCGGCCGCTCCCCGCTGAGCCGCAACCCCCACCACTTCCCAACGGCGTCCTACCCGGAGAGTTGGTGATGCCGGTCCGCATATACAAGACTTACACGACAATCACGAATGAACATGGACTTTGGGCCAAGATTAAAAATGGGGCCCGATCCATCAACTTCCTGTTGAAACGTAACGAGACTTACACGTCGGAGAAGGATACCGTGGGTGTCCATTTCGACGATGGTCTGAGTCCGTTCTTGAAAACCAGAGACAGCAAAGCCAACGGTTGGATTTGGGTGTGGAACAACCCCGAACACAAGAGGATACAGGACAAGGCTGGATTCGTCCGGACGCATGTTCTCCACGAGCGATATAGTCAGTACGATGACATTCTCATTTATCCGGAGCTTTTCAAAGCGCTTCGGGTGCATAAGAACATGATCGCTAGGAGAGCTGCCTCCGTCGACGGAAAGCCGCTTCAGAGTTTCGTAGACTTCGCGAAGTTCCTTGTGCAGAAGGAATTCGCGGGTTACTTCCAACGGGGAGTCTCTTATCATGTCGTCATGGACACTGTTCGGTACGCCTACCAACAGAAACTGTTCGAAGGGATGCACGACCGGGCTACCAATCCCGAACCCCAACAAACCGCAGAGAATCGGTCAAATTTTCTACCGCGCCTTGGAGCAACAGTCACGCCCGCTTCAAGGCCTATCGGATGAGGGCGGTACCTTGCCTCGTTCCGAATGACGAGTTCCTCTTTAATCGGAGGTTCAGAGTCATCTCGGGAGGAGAATGGTTTGCCGACGGGGAGCTTCGCTTCCATGAGAGAGATCCTGTAGATGACGGCACCGCGCCCTATCTAGACACTCACCCAACGGATGGGACATACAAAGAGTGTTACGGATTTCTCTTCCCTAACAACTCAAAAATTTACGCCGACACAGACCACACCTTGTCTATGTCACTCCGAAGGTTGACCTGCGTAAACCAACCCGAGTACCCCGGACTCGGCCTTCAACTAATGCACCGGCAGTCGAATTTCATAGATCGACATCTTCCAGTTCTGAGAGAGCTGAGAGCTGCGTACGGAGAGCAGTTCAGAACCTGGGAAGGATGGTTGCAGTTTTGCTTCGACCACCATGGTGACGCGCACATCAAGCGCCAGCTAAGAATCCAGGCATTCCAGGACATCATGGAGAATGGTGTGATCCACCTCGATCTCTGGTTAGAGGCTTTCACCTACAAAACGAAGAAGGGTGAAGTTGCCAAACCGGGGAAGAAATCACGGGGCATCGGAGACCTTGGCGTTGCGGCCAGTCTCCAAGGATTCGGGTACACCAAGTATCTGAAGCAGGCGCAAGCTTGCCACACCTATGTTCACAACGGTTTCACGATTCAATTCGTTCCGAAGCCCACGTCGACTGCACTCACTGCGGTCTTCAACCTCCTGATGAACCCGCCTGGTCGCGGTTACTTTGTCTACTTTTCTGACGACTCGTGTGTTTCCATCAACACACCGGCGGGTGTCAGATCATTCAACGTGGACATCAGTAGCTGCGACAAATCTCACAGTCCTAGACTCTTCGAGGCCATGTACGATATCACACCCGATATTGCTCACGCTGGAGTCACGGCCACGCTCAGACAATGCATGGCACCCATGACTTTGAGATCGGTTCGCCTCAAGGGCACACCTTACTCCAAATCCACCCAACGCAAGGTCAAGTTACAGATCGATTCCATCGCTCTACCATCCGGATCCACCATCACCACCGCTATCAACAATCTCGCCAACAACCTCATCGCCTTTGCCTTTAGCGAAGTCGACTGGGACACCGTCGCAGACGACGATGTCATACGACAGCTACACCTCGCAGCATCTCAGTGTGGTTACGTCGTCACGATCGATAGTTGTAAGAAGCCAGGTGACATCCAATTCCTCAAGCATTCGCCATGCCTGGACATCCACGGGGAGTACAAACCTGTACTCAACGCTGGGGTGTTCCTGCGAGCGAGCGGATGTTGTCGAGGAGACCTCCCCGGATCGGGACCCAAGAAACCTCGAGCGGAGTACTTCCAAAGCCAGTTGCTGAATGGCATGTACCCCAGAGTTTCCACCCCGTTTCTTGACATCATGAAGCGCAACCTACAAACCGCCCATCCTGGCGGAGAGCGACAGGTTAGACAAGTTGCTAAACTCGTGGCTGAGAAGCTGCGTTACAAGGTCTGTTCGAATGACGAAGAGATGATCACTGTCACATCCGAAGAGTTCTTCGCGAGGTACAACCTACGACCCGATGAGATCGCGTCTATGTTGGAGATCGCAGAACATGCCGGATACGAAGTTTGCCACGCCACAAGCGGCACAGACAAGATCTTCAAAGCCGATTACGGACTCCGATCCAAGACCTTCGAGGCGTGCGTGCCTTGATCAACCGTGGAAGCCCCCTTTTCCACTGGTTCGATCTGACCGCCACTCAAC